CGGGACACAACACCACCGGTGGTTCCGTAGAACCCTGGCTCAAGCTTACAATCGCATGGATCTGCAATCATCTGAGCATAAGCGGGCATAGCCCGCCGATTGGCCCGTGAAGGGCCATTCTTCTTCTTCCGTTTACGCTTTGCACGCTTCGGACGCCTCTTGGCTTTGATCTTTTTCTTGTTTGCTGGTATCTTGGCCCGCTTGTTATATTGGCCGTGAATATGGATACCATACTCCAAGTCAAAGTAAGACACCAAACTAAAGAGAGAATGCAACATAGCATGTCTCACTCGATAGTCAGCACCCCACTTCCGTTGAATGATCTCACCTTCGTCCCACCCATAGTTCCACGCGGCATTCAACGTGCCGGCTAAAGTGGAACGCAGTTTGAGCAATTCTTCTGCTCTAACTGGTGAAGTAGACTCTACTCTCACACTTGGGTTTCGTGCTTCCTTATCCCCGAATTCAGTAACAAGTCCATGATAGAACCAGTCACCGTTCCATGTTGCTGGAAACATATCAACGTGAACACAGTTCTCAATCCACTCCTCGATAAGTACTATTTCTAGTACAGGAATGTCATATAAGGCTGAAAACTGCGAATATGATGTCAATGTCGGGTAAAGTACCGCGCCGCCTTGAACCCGGTAGGGGTTCCAATTTCTGCGATCCCTTAACGGGTTCAAGCCTTTCTCGCTGGCTGATTCGCAGATTGCTCTCATAAAAGCACCCACAATGGGAACGTGACCGCATGTTGGTAACATTGATCGTGCCGTCCCGTAGAGCAGGCGTTGGTGCTTCTTTGGCCCGTGCTTGCCCCAGTTGATCCCGAATTTGGCCAAAACTCGGAAGGGCATATTTCCCCAGCGGTATCTTCCATCGACCCGCCAGAATCGTCCACTACAGAAAGTGGCTGCGCCAAGGCTGGCGCGTTCAACAATATCGATGTTCATACCAAGCGCCATGTAACGGCGCTTGGCATCATCAATGTCAGTGGATGGAGGAAGACCAAGAAGATTATCATCTCCAAGATACAAACCTCCAAATTGAGCAGGATCACACTGATATGCCCATGAGCTAAGACACACATTGATAAGTGTGTTCAAACATGATGTCCACAAGTCGCCAGAACGGCGGCCATGGTTCATTCTCACGGAAAAAGATCCTTTACGACCACTAACATTGGTCCAATTGCTAATGACATGTCGAAAATCATCAGCCCACCCCTCAACGTAATGGGTCATGAAGTAAACTTCAAGCCTGCCCATCGCGGCAAGCATAGACCCATCCCAAGAACTAACATCTGACTCAACCAACTTGCCATACTGTGTAAGATTGGTACCGACCTTGCCCAATAAATCAGGCGTAGCGGCACTAGCATAGTAATGGTTAGAATCAGGATGTAGCACGTTCGCAATAAACTTGGACACGGAGTGCATGTCACAAGCAAACTTGGCTTTGAGCTTTCCACTGACAGACCAGATCATTCTTGGTTTGTACTTGCCAATGTAGGGCTCATCTTTGACAAACAAATTTGTCACGAAATCCTTTGAGGACAACTCTCCTCTGAACAATGGCTCCAACCGTTTGCGCTCTGACTGGGAGTACTGGGTTTCAAGAAACCGCAACTTTTCCTCATCAGATGCATGCAATTGGAGCTTACGACCGCGAAACAAGGTATCAATCACCCTCATTCCCCATTGTTCGAACTCATCTTCCATCTCCTCGTCGATGTCCCGGTCATGGGCCATACGGAGCCTAACAGCTCCTTCGACGTTCAGCTCTGAGTTGCTGGGTACATAGATGGGAAAGTTTGAGGCGACAACGCCAATGACCTCTACCGGCGCGGCCTGAGCGGCCGTGGGTGGCTCACGGTTGGTTTTAATCTCAGCATCCCACAACACGGTGTCTAACCGATCAGGATGGATCTCCTTTCTCTCAAGGGCGACCTTGTTGGCAACAACCAAGCCAACTCTAACTCCACCGGCACGGACTTCATCGTCCATTTTAATAAGGGCCCGGTGGGGACCCTGCTTCTCCGCAACAGCCTGCCTCACAAGCCAGGGAACTCCCAACAAAGC